AAAGAGGCAGTTACTAAGTTAGAAAAGCTACCAATTACAAGGTACGATGGTGCTAACCGAGATATTAATTACCTATCCACTTTAATACAAAAGATTGTACGAGAAAAGAATATTGATATGGTGGTAGTTGATTATTTACAACTAATCACAGACAATTCTATTCGTTCGAATGATGAAACGGCAGTTGTGGGTTCAGTATCTAAGAAGATTCAGCAATTAGCTAAGAAATTGAATATTCCATTCTTGTGTGCAGCACAATTAAACAGACAATCGGAAGGTAGAACATCACACCGACCCAAGTTATCTGATTTGCGTTCCTCGGGTCAGATAGAGCAGGATGCTTCGGTTGTTATTGGTTTATATCGGGATGATTATTATAAATACGAGAAAGCAAAAGAAGAAGGTAATCCAAATGTAGTTTATGATAATGTCATTGAGTATATATTCATGAAGAACCGAGATGGGGACACAAGAACTGCCGATTTATACATAGATGTGGCAACAAGTAAGATTAGAGAAACTAATCCCTCTTACACATCACCAGGATTTTAGTTTGATTTTCATAGTGTGATTGTAGAATACCCATTGACTTTGTTGGTGGGTATTTTTCTTATAAAAAGCAAAAGTCGGAGAGATTCCCCGACCTTGCTAATCAAACCACAACACCCAATGAAACACGATGAACGCATTACAAAGGTATTAATATTTGGGTATAATACTATTATTTAGAAAATAGATTTCCCTTGCCTTTATTGCATCGCTTATGTCTTCAAAATATCCTAAATCAATTCTTTTATTATTTATTTGAGCCCTTGAATACCATTTATTATTTTTTCTTATTATCCCAACATGATTTTTTTTGCTCAAAAACTTATGAATATTATTTTCTAATACAGATACCCACTCTAAATTATCGAGATTATTATTTTGCCTATTCTTATCCTTATGATTACAAACTAAGTCTTTTTGCTCTCCCAAAAATGAAGATAAAACAATTCTATGTACTTTAAATTTTTGCTGGATTTTGTTTTTAGTTAAGCAAATGTATTTATACCCATGCTTATCCAATTGTTGCTTCATAATAAATTTAGAATTTCTAATGTTTCCATAATTAGAAACTTCATATAATTCTTCAAACCCAAATACTTTAACCCATTTTTCCATAATAAAAAAAGCATTGGATTTCAGGGTTGCAGCCTTACTTTCCAATGCCAATATCTTTTAGTTTTAAACTCTGCAACAGTTTTAACTAAAACAAATTTCTACAATTTCTTTGTCAAATCAAAATAGTAATCTGCGTGTGAAATCTCTCCACTAAATTTGCTGATAGTTTGAATTGAATACCCTGAATAGCAATCACCAAAGTTATGTTGCACCCAAGCTGATGGAGGTGCAAAACTCATAAAATTACGATAATCAAACTTCTTAGTCCTTGAATACCCTACTCTATGTAAATCACCTTTCTCCAAGTGTATAAACTTTGTATTAATGTTATAATGGTCTATATAGTCATTAATAAATGATATTGCTTTATCGTTTAACTCGTATGGCAAACCTTTAAACATATACTGAGAATCTTTACCATGAGTTAGGATAAATGTATGGTCGCCATATTGGAAGTGTTCCATGAACTTATTAAGTATATAAAAATTGACATCTGATTGCTCATAAGTTCTATCAAGAATCATTTTGATAGTCATATTGGCGATTGATGCAAAACTCCCTGAGTGATTATCATTAGCTACATTTCTAATTGTTACCTCATTAGCTATACCAGCCCTGATGCAATTCTCAATCAATGTTAGTTTACCTTCAACAAATACCTTAAAAGCCTCCTCATTAGTCATATTTTGCTCTAACTTATGACCTCCACGAGTAGTTTGCCCATTCCATCCATCTAATCCATCACCAAGGTCATCAATTACAAGCAAATCAAACCTTCCATTAGATTCATATTCCTTTAATATAGAATTAAATACTTTATCAATGTTTGATTTGAATATTTCTTCATTGTACTCATAGGCAAATATTGATTTATTGTCAGGATTAGGGTTTAACCCAATGTGCATATCCGATAATGTAGCCTTAATTGCTTTTGGGGAATCTAACTTGACTTTTTCAATAGTTCTTAATTTATCAGGATTGTAAGATTCTACAATTCTTTTAACTGCTTCTAAGTAGCCATCGGATTCATCTTTATCTAACCTAACTGCAACCGAATATTCCTTAGTCTTATCCCAATAAAGAGTAACATCGTTAATATCTATTCCTCTTTCTTCACAATGTTTTGCTAACCCTTGATGCTCATTTTCTTTGTCTAATCTTCGTTCATATCTTGGCATTGAACGACTAATAGTTTCAAAGGCATAATCAGTCCCCTCTACTGCTCTCCTTGATGCCTCTCTCTTACTTACTCCGAGTTCACGAGTAATTCTGATAGCTTCAAGAACTACTTGCTTAAATCCTTTCTTTTCCATTGTTTAGATTATTTCCAAATAAGTCGGAAGTATAAATACAAACCGATTATAAGAGTTTCGATTAAGATTGTTGTGATAGCCCAAGTGGGAACTTTGTATTTGATTACATCTCTATTGGTGTACAAAATATTAGTACTCTTTTGACCTTGATATATTGCCGAATAAAATTGTCTAATAGAATCAATATCAATAGTAGCCTGTATTTTGCCTTGTACCGAACGAATTATTACCTTCCCTTGTGGTAGGTTGGATTTGTAATAAAAGTCCTTTAAACGCAAAGAATCGCATGGATTCTCAATCGTTAAAGTATCGTGTACTGCACGAAAGATTTCTACATTGTTAGTAATGTGAATTGTGTCCGTTTTGATTACCTCTTTGATTGAAGTAATACTCTTTTGTGGCTTACACGAACCGAGTGAGATTAGTGTAAAGATTAAGATTCGTTTCATTGAGTTTGTGTTTATGAGAAGTAGAGTTTAGCTTCTTCTTCTCTGCGTTTTGCTAATCCTGGAATAACTCTACCTCCACCACGATTCCACTTCTTAAACTCATCAGCAATCTTAGGATTAAATGGATTTCCATTAACTAATCTAAGTAGTGTTGAGTTTTTTAAAGCCGTTGTACCACAATTATAAGCAAATGACACCAAAGCATCGAATTGATGTTGGCTAATGTCATCTCTACAATAAGAATCAACTGCTTTTTCGTATGAAACCAAAAGAGCCAACAACAATGTTGTGGCTTCTTCTTCGGTTATTGGTGGGTCGGTAAGTTTAACTTTATGCCCATCTTCGTAGTAAGTGCTTCCAAAACCTATCGTAGGCACGGAAGAAGGGCACAAATATGGCTTAGATTTAAAGCCTTCGTATTTTTTAATTAGATTTAGTCCTAACTGACTTACTTTTGTGATTTTCATCAAGTCCAAGTTTGTGTTTTAAGTCTGAATTTTCGGTGCGTAAGCTATGTACTTCTTGTGTCAAAGCATCAACCTTGTCGCTCAACTCCTTAACTTTATCCGACATTTCTTGTGCCATTTCTCTCCATATTTTGATAGCCTCCTGAGTATTGGTAATTTCACTTCCTTGAACCTCTACATTCTCCTTCTTACGACCAAATAACCAAGTAACAAAAGCACCAATAGCACCTGTGATTGAGGGTACAACTATATCATCAAAATTCATTATTGAGCAGGATTTACCCACGGAAGTGGAAGTACAACAATAGGTGGATTCTTTTGAGTTTCAATGTCAGCTAATAGTGCCGAATCAATTGAAGCTATATCAAGACCAGCTTCTAACCAAGATTCTACTTGTGTAATAGTTAAATCGGGATAGGCAGTAAAATCAGTTGAACTTGGAGTTTGACAAGCCATTGCACCATAAGATTCGGAAATGTATTGCCCATCAGTTGCATTTCTTCTCCAATGCACACATGACACAACATCTTGCAATCCTTCTTCTTGGGGTTTTGTGTCTAATTGCACAATAATCCACTTAAATTCTACTGCCATATCCTATTATAGTTCTATTTCTTCTACTTTTTTAAATTCAATACCACTAACCCAACCCGATAAGAAGGGGTAGTCAGATAATCCTTCGGGATTAATAACTTGAATAGGAGTAAAATCAATTTCAGATAAAAGTAAATCTTTTAATTGTTGATTTAACTTTTTAACACCTTCCTTATTAAAGTTGTACTCCCCTTTTTCGTTTAGCAAAAGGTTTCCATCTTTATCTACGGAAGCATTGTCTAATCTTAATTCCTCTTTCTTCTCGTTGAACTCATCTAATAAAGGCTGGATTCTTTCTCCAATCTTAACTAATTTCTTTTGACCTTTTGTCTTTCCTTCTCCAACCGAAGCATTTAAGAATTGAACAAGTGTCAATAATTGTGCATTTGTTTTCATTTTTTTTTGGATGTTTATGTTTTTGAATGAGCAAATATAATAATATTTATGAATTATGTTGCACTTGATGCTCTTTTAACAAATCCATTAGCATCAACATATAAATCTCCAATTATTAAATCGGCAGTTCCTAAATCACCAACATTTAATTTATTTGAAACTTTTACACGATTTGATTGAATTAATAAGGTTGCATCACCATAACCTCCTGTGATTGCTTTCTTAACATTCATAATCATAGTACCTGTTTCAGTTCCACTCGAAACAAATGAAATATATCCAAGATTAACACTATTGTTTGATAGCCAAAGCAATGAATACATTGATGCTGCACCAAATGTTTCGGTAACTATACTTGATGAGCCAATAGTAGTACTTGCAGTAAACATTGAAACATAAGTAGCAGTACCACTACCACTAATGTTACCTGTTCCACCACCACCCGTACCGATAGCAGTACCATTAACCTTGAATGTACCTGTAATATTTACATCACCATTAACTTGCAATAAACCTCCACCACTAACACCACTTGTTGTGCCAATCATTACAATCTTAGATGAAGTTATTCTCATTGCCTCCGAGAATCCAACATAGAATCCAAAGTGAGCAGAGTTGAATAACATTGGGACTGAGCCATAAGTATTATTAACCGAGTTCACAAATATTGAATCATCGGTTGAGTTTAATGTAGCCTTACCGATACCAAAGTTAATATTAGTCGCAGGTTGTACTGTTAATTTGTATAAACTTGAAGTACCACCTACCATAAGGTTAGTCCCATCATCAAATGCAATAGAATTAGTAACCGATGTACCACTTGACCATTTAGTTAGGTAATTGGCAGTTCCAGCACCACTAATTCCACCTCCACCTCCTGTACCAATAGCAACACCATTAACACGAAATGCACCTGTAATGTTAATATCACCAACTACATCAAGTTTGTATGCAGGAGATGAATTATTAATACCAACATTCCCTGTATTATAATAGATATTAGCACCACTTGTAGTCCATTGAGTTGCAGGAGAAGTTGCAGTTAAAATATTACCAAGTGAATCAAATGCAAGATAACCTGCTATCGTACCTGTAAATGAAGTAGTAGAAGTGTAAAATGGGAAGGTTAGCTTCCCTGAAGAAGCCCCTTTCACATAGTTTATAAGTTCTGATAAATCCGTATTCTTTGACATCTAATTAATTATTATGGGAATGTAACTGTTACTGCATCCCAATTGCTACAAGTTATTTTAACAACACAGGTTAATCTACACCCTGAATCATAGGCAGAATTTTGAATCTCAAAATACCCATTTTGATTATTTCGACCAACTCCTGCGATACCATTTCCATCTTGTTCCCTATAACTCCACCACCTCTCATTTGGATTACCCGAAGTGTCATAGGCTATACCAGCAGTATATCTTAAATACCAAATTTCAGCTAAATTACCTGATGTGGTTCTTGTAGCATGGAATGTAACTTCATATTGAAATTGGACATTGTTACCTGCTGCAACCGTAAATCGCATATTGGTAGCTGTTGTGTATGAATTTACATCCATTGTTCGTGAATAAACTCTATGACCACGATTTTCAGACTGAGCATTCAAATGAACCATTTTAGTTCTTAATGAATTTTTTACCCATAAACGTCCGTCATATCCATTTAATGACATTGCAGCTTGCTCGTCGTGTGTTTCCCAAATAAAATTATATTGAGGTCCACTATACAATCTCGTTCTTACTCCCCAACCTGTTGTTCCATCTAATGCACCACAAGCCGTTGCTCCTGCTAATGACTTGCCTGCTCCTGCTTGTGCCATATAGAAGCCCCAATTGTTGTCGTTTTCAAGCCATAGATTAATACCTCGTGAAGCACCGCCATCAACTCCATTTTGAACAACAATTTTACCTGATGGTAATAGATTCTTTAAAGCAGAAATACGTATTGCCTCCGCCCCATTTACATTGAAAATAACAGGATTATTCGAATTATTACCTAAATAAACTGCACTTGCATTTGATTTAAAAAATCCCGTATAAACTCCATTATCAACAATGTCAAATCTTGGCTGACTTGAATTGTTGTTAAATTCTATGGCATAACCTGTGCCATTTGCAGTATTGCCAAACGCACCCGATGTGCCATTATCAAAGAATTTTGAATTACCCAATGCACTCGAACTTGTCCATTTAGCAATATAGTTTGTAGTACCTGAGCCACTACTACCACCACCACTTGATGAAA